ATTCCTAGAGGAAAACTCCCGCCCAAAGAGAGTTCAAACTCTATACCATTTTTCATCTTTGTATGGCAAAGAAGAAGCGTACCGTTAAGGGTCTGAAAGCTGATATTGCAGCCCTCTCACACGATGTCCAACAGTTGGCCATTTCCACCGTGGGATCCAAAAGATCCCCCAATGTACAGCGTCGCCGCCGTAGGCGGAACCGTCGCCGTGCTGGAGGCCCTGGGATTCCTGCTGCTGTGGGCGGCAATCAAGTGGTGCTTGGCTCGTCGACGGCGGGCCCGATGGGCACGTCTCGAGTTAGACACCGAGAGAAGCTGATCGCCGGAACGATGGCTTCTACCAAGGGGGAATTCGTTAAATCCATAGATCTCTCACCAGGGATCTCTGGTGCCACAGCCTTAGACAAGCTTGGCATGTTGTTTTCCCAATACAAATTTCACTCAGTTGGGCTCGAATGGCATCCTGCCGTTGGAACCAATCGAGGAGGAAGGACACACATGGCTCTAGACATGAATGTGATGGATTCAGATATTGCTACTTACGATGCTGCAACACAGTGTCAACCCGCCTGCAATAACCCGATTTATCAACCATGCAATCTGCAACTGAATACCTCTTGGATTCAGCGACAACCTTGGTTCTGTACCAGCAAGACAGACAAGGCTGCTGCACTTTCTGAAGTTGCAGCTAAGATTGTATTGGCTATTAAATCAGAGGTTCAAGCCAGCGACTGGCTAGCGGGTGAAGTCTGGATCACTTACGACGTATCCTTCCAAGGCTTGCGCCCAAACTGACAGCTGGAGGTGATGATTCTGGCAAGAAGTACACTTTTCGACCCGCACCGTATTATGCGGCCCCTGGAGTAACTCAGGGTGATCCCATGGTTTTAACTCCCTATGAACAGGCGTGGGAGGCACTTCGGACTGTTTTTGTCGATGGATTCCCAGATTGGGAATCCACCATTTACAATCACTTTCCAATCAAGAGCTTCCAAAACCCAAGTGGACCCTCTTCACTTTTGGACCTTTCTGATGTTTGGTCCAAGTTAATAGCGGATTTTCCCACGGGAACCCCTGCGCTGATGACGCTTGACGTCTTCAATGCAACTCCAACCGGGAAGCTACCCTTAAATGGAATATACGTGTATGGGTTCGATCCTCATGGAACACCTCGCATCAACCCCTTTCCATCGATTGGGTCCTCTGATGTTGAGTGGTACCATGTTGAAGTACCAGTCACCTCCAGGCTTGAAGAGTTCTCGCCAGCCATTCGATTTTTGTGGGATGACACCGAATTCACAGAGGATGTTGCACAGGTTGTGTCTATGGAGTTGCACACACTTCCAACGGGAGTGTTGCCGTCCAGATACAACTTCCGCACATGCCTTTGCCCCTGTTGCCAAATGCGGGGCACCAATCCGGCCGACAATGGTTTTGTGGTCGTGTAGCCACGCGAAGGAAAACGCGTAATAACCCTTGGGCCTCCGGCGAG